GTTGCAAAAGCTACAGAAGGAACATCTGAGAAAGTTGACGCTTATCTCGGTTATGTTGTGGAAGAGTGGATGAAGCAGAACGAAGTCGCTATTGAGCATAAACTCAAAACAGAAATTACTGAGAATTTTATCACAGGTCTCAAAGGACTTTTTGAAGAGCACAATATTACTGTGCCCGACGAGAAATATGATATTCTTGATGCTGCTGCAACACAGGCTGACGAAATGGAAGCTAAGTTGAATGAGCAGATTGAAAAGAATATTAAGATGTCAGGTAAAGTCGCTGAGTTGGAGAAAGGTGAAATTCTCGTAGATGTTGCTTCTGATCTAACAGATACAGAAGTGGAAAAATTTGTCGGACTCGCAGAAAATGTTGAGTATGAAGATTCGGACGATTATCGTCAGAAACTTGATACAATCAAATCAAGCTATTTTGCTCGGACTGTAAAGGAAGACGAAGTTGAGGCAGCGCCAACGTATGTAGAGCAAGGTAATTTAAGTAATCAGATGGCTGCTTATATGTCTGCAATCTCTAAAGGTGAATCAAGAGCGCAGAAATAACTATTTTTATAAATACTAATATTATAAATTAAAAGAAGGAGATATACTAAAATGTTCAACGCAGAACAGCTACAGGAAAAGTGGGCGCCAGTATTAGATCATCCTGATCTCCCAGAGATTAAGGATGCTTATAAGCGGGCAGTCACAACTGTTATTCTGGAAAACCAAGAGAAGTCTATGTCAGAGGACCGTGCGTTCTTGACAGAGGCAGCTCCTACAAACGCAACCGGTGGTTCGGTTGATAATTGGGATCCGATCCTAATTTCACTAATCCGTCGGGCGATGCCTAACTTGATTGCATATGATATTTGTGGTGTACAGCCGATGTCCGGCCCCACAGGTCTTATCTTTGCATTGAAGTCGCATTATGCAACACAAGCTGGAACCGAAGCTCTACATGGTGAGGCCGACACGGATCATTCTAGTAGGGGTTGGGATACAACAGCTAGTCCGCCAGCTGGCGTAACAACCGGTGGCGGTTCCGCAACAGCTCACGCTGGCACTGACGTACTTGAAGATACATCTTCATATACAACAGGTGTTGGTGGATCGACAGCATGGGGAGAGCGTCTCGGTGATGCTTCTACTAATGCTTTCGCAGAGATGGCATTCAGCATTGATAAAACGTCAGTAACTGCAAAGTCACGAGCGCTCAAAGCTGAGTACACAATGGAACTAGCTCAGGATCTTAAAGCCATTCATGGTTTGGATGCTGAAACAGAACTTGCTAACATTCTGTCTACAGAAATTCTTGCAGAAATTAACCGCGAAGTCGTGCGAACGATCTACGTGGCTGCTAAGAAAGGTGCCTCAACTAATGTTGCTGATCCTGGTAAGTTTGATCTCGATACAGATTCCAACGGTCGTTGGTCTGTTGAGAAATTTAAAGGTCTTATGTTCCAGATCGAGCGTGATGCTAATGCGATTGCACAGGACACACGACGTGGTAAAGGTAATGTAATTATCTGCGCCTCTGATGTTGCTTCTGCTCTTTCGATGGCTGGGCTATTGGATACAGGTTCTAACCTTTCTGATAACCTTACAGTTGATGACACAGGCAATACATTCGCCGGTGTTCTTAACGGCCGCATGAAAGTTTATGTTGATCCGTATGCGAACAACACGTTAGCTAATAAGTTTTATGTTGTTGGTTATAAGGGCACAAGTCCTTATGATGCTGGTATTTTCTATTGCCCATACGTTCCGTTGCAGATGGTTCGTGCCGTTGGGGAACAGACCTTCCAGCCGAAGATCGGCTTTAAGACTCGTTACGGAATCGTAGTGAACCCGTTTACATCGTTATCTGACGATAGTAACGCTTACTACCGTCGAGTTGAAGTCGTGAATCTTATGTAAGATTTACATTCAATATAATAATAATTACAGGATGTAATTTTGATGACCTCCCTTCGGGGAGGTCTTTTTTTGTGTTCAAGTTATTATAAATAGTTAAAACATATTCACGGAGTATTAATAATGAAACTTAAATTAAAAGGTTCGGAAGCTGCAGCAGGTGTTTCGACAACTAACGGATCAAATGTTGGTTCAGCTACATTAGTGCGGGTACATAATTCAGGAACTACTGAACGTCTTGTATCTTTAGAAACTAGTGCGAATGTATTAATAGGAACATTTACAATTGGAGGTGGAGCCTCAGAATTCTTGGATAAAGCTCCACTAGACGAAATCTTTGCAGCTCATGCTGAAGTTTTGTTAGTTAAAGTTGCTTACTATTCATAATAATGGCAACTATTGACTCTTTACGGAGACAACCTGATGCTTTTGATTATGCTCAAAATAGCCAATTTAAGGTTACGTTAGGAATTTTTCCATTAACTGAATATTTTACTACATCGGTAAATGTGCCGGGTGTAGGATTAGGTGTAGCTGCAATGGCTACTCCGTTTATAGATAGACCTACAGTTGGAGATACGATGACCTTTGAAGATTTTACCATGACGTTTATGGTAGATGAAGAATTAAAAAATTATCAAGAGATATTTGAATGGATGGTAAATATTGGATTTCCAAAATCACACACACAATTTAAAGCTAAGGATAGAGTTGATAACTTGAAACGTGGTGGTGAAATGGATTTATATAGTGAAATTACTATTACTATACTTAGCAGTAAAAATAATCCAGTTTTGAGATGTAATATACATGATGCATTTCCTACAGGATTAAGTGGATTGATTTATACAACACAAGATACTGATACTACATATTTAACCGCAGATGTAACCTTTACATATTCATGTTATGACTTTAGTAATGTATAAATAATTATTGAAAGGAGTAGTTAAGACAGCCCGATAAAATTTAATCTTCTTACAAGTTTGAGTGTGCAGAATTTTGTAGAAGCAAATATAGTTGATTTAACGATGGGTGGTTGGCTCTGGCTAACTCCTTTCTTTTTGGAAAAATATTATGAGATTTGATGAATTACAAGATATGGCAGATGTTGATTTGAAAATTGATGATACTGAATTAGATTTAGAAAGTATCAGAACCCCTCAAGTTCACAATAAGTACTTAAAGATATATACCAAATCTTGCTTGCAATTAAAGCAGGTTAGAGATGAAAGAAAGGTATTGTATCGAAATAAGTGGGAATATTATACGGGTAAAGCAGCTCCGGAAGTATATCAAGCAAAACCTTTTGATCTAAAAATACTCAAGACAGATGTTGGTATCTATATCGACTCTGATCCAGAGTATCAAGAAATAGGACAGAAGGAAGCTTATATAGAAAAGATGGTAGATTATACTGAACGAGTTTTAAGAGAAATTAATAATCGCAATTGGACTATTCGTAATACTATAGAGTGGAAGAAATTTCTACATGGAGATTAGTCAAGGCGATAGATATGTATATGTAACTCCAAAAGATTATGGTGACCCAACTAAATTTGTAGATGCTATTATAAAGGAAGGCGAATCTTTAAACTTAGTAGATGCAGAAATTGTAGGAGCTAAAGGGAAGCCAGTCTATGGTTCAAGAAATTGTAAATTGAGTTGGATAACTAATTCTGATATGTGTCAGCAGGTTGGTAAATTATTTAAGCCATTGAATGATGTGTTTAAGTATGATATAAGAATAGTAGAGCATTTGCAGTATACAGTATATACTGAAGGACATTTTTTTAATTGGCACGTAGATGCTAGACCACCTATAGAAGGAACCATTAGAAAATTTAGTATGTCAATGTTCTTAAATGATCCTGAAGAATATTCGGGTGGAGAGTTTGAATTAGAATTGGGTGGTCCTAATCAGTATAGTGAGATTAAAACATTTAAAGGAAATACGGGAGATATATTATTTTTCCATTCAGAGTGCTATCATAGAGTTTTACCAGTAACTAAAGGTATTAGAAAAGCACTTGTTGGATGGTTTTGTGGGCCCTTATGGAAGTAGAACTTGAAAAATTTAATGAAGTATATCTACGGATTAAATGCGAGCCGTCGGTTGGTAAAGAACTTTCGGAGTTTTTTACCTTCGAGGTTCCAAATGCAAAGTTTATGCCGTCGGTGCGAAATCGTATGTGGGATGGTCGTATACGTTTATTCAGTCCTGCTACTGGTAAGATATATTTGGGATTACTACCGTATGTCCGCAGATTTCTATCGAATCAAGGACACAAAATTAAATACGGAGAAGGAATCCGACCACCAAAAACTGTCGAAAAAGATTTAGTTAAAAAGTTTGTTAATAAAATATCTAAGAGTTTAAAAGTACGAGATTATCAATTAGATGCGATACATCATATCATCAATAATGATAGGGGACTTATTCTTTCTCCTACTGGTTCTGGTAAATCATTTGTCATATATGCATTGATTCGGTACTATGTCGATCTGATGCCCGATAGGAAGGTTCTAGTAGTAGTTCCAACTACATCACTAGTAGAACAAATGTATACAGACTTTGCTGACTACGGATGGTTTCCTGATGAGCACTGTCATAGACTATATTCTGGATACGATAAGAATACTCCAAAAGAAGTTATTATATCAACATGGCAATCAATTTATAAGATGCCAAGACAATATTTTAGCCAATTTGGTGCTGTATTTGTTGATGAGTGTCATTTAGCTAAAGCAAAATCATTGACAGGTATAATGACAAAATTGCATGATTGTCAATATCGTGTAGGTACTACTGGAACACTAGATGGGACAGAAGTTCATCAATTAGTTCTAGAAGGATTGTTTGCAAAATGTAAGAAAGTAACAACAACAACTAAACTTATACAAGCTAAACAATTATCAAATTTACACATTTCTTGTATAGTTTTGGATCACGTTAAAGCTAATAGGGTGAATAGAACATATCAAGAGGAGATGGAATATCTCTCTACTCACAGATTAAGAAATTTATTTATAACAAAACTTGTAGATACCCTGGAAGGTAATACACTTGTGTTAGCACAATATATAGAGAAACAATTAGTACCTTTAAGTTTAATGATTATAGATAGGTGTGTTGGTAAAAATCCACATCTGGTATATGGTGCGACACCTACTGAAGAAAGAGAACAGGTTAGGGCTATAGTAGAACAAAATAATAATTGTATTGTAGTTGCTAGTTATGGTACCTTTTCAATGGGAATAAATATCAGAAGGTTACATAATATAGTGTTTGCTAGTCCATATAAATCACAGATTAAAGTTTTGCAATCTATAGGTCGAGGGCTGAGAACTTCTGAAAATAAAGAAGGGTTAAAAGTGTTTGACATTAGCGATGATTTAAGTTATAATAATAAACAGAACTTTACTTTAAAGCATTTTGGTGCTAGAATAGAACTATACAATATGGAAGAATTTGATTATGAAATTCTTCCAGTGAAATTAAAAGGATAATAATATGAATTTTGAGAAAAGATTTTCAATACCACACTATGATTCGGAAGCATCATCTGAACGAGAGTTTTATACTTTAATAAAAAACTCATCTGAAGATTATAAATTCGAGATAAGTGATGTTTATTTTGGAGCAATGTTTGTTGGAAACAGGTTAAGATTGGATCAAGATTTACGATATGGTAATGCTATGGGAGTTTATATATCAGATGATAAGCATCTAGATGATCTGTTTAAAATTCAAGATGAATTAAATGTTCCTATTTCATTGACACTAAATTCAATAGTACAGCCACCAGATTTAATGGCTGAAAATCAAATGTTGCATCAATTTATAAATTGGTTGGGAGAATATTACGAAAGAGGTTTAAGAAGGTGTACTTTGAGTTTTGTACATTTGATGGCTACTGGAGTATTACAGAAAAAGTTTCCTGAAATGATATGGAAAAGTTCTGTTTTTCAAAATGTAGATTCTCCGCAACAGTTTATAGATTTTGCACATTGCGGTTATAATGTTATACAGCTGGGGCGTAATGTAAATCGAAACACAGATTTATTGCCTGAGTTCAAACGTCTTGCGGAAAAATATAATGTTAAAACATCTATGACAGTAACAGATAATTATTTACCAAACAGTCCATTTAGACCAGAACATGATAGTTGGCATGAAACAATGGAAATAAATAGTAATAGTTATCGTGGTGCTTGGGGATTACTGACAACAGATCGTTGGACTACTAAGGACACTGAAAACCTACCTAGACTTAATAATAATTTAGTATGGATGTCTGAAGATGTATTAGAATATTATTTTGATCATGTCGATATTTTCAAATATACAGGTAGACCGAATAATCTTGGTCCTAATGGATATATGTCAGAAGGTCGTAGTGGTCTGGTTGCAGCTGATAGTGTGCCAATGGATCGTAGTTCAGCTGGAATGGCACCTATTGGAATATCTGATACACCAACAACAAAGAATTTTAAAATGGTCTGGCGGTATCCTACAGAAGTAATTAAAAAGCATCCGAGTATTTCTTATGATAGTGGTGTAGATTATTATTCAGAATCTTTTAGATCCGATTTAGAACCTTTTACATATGCGGAATCTTTTAAAGAACTTTATGAAAATAAATTATCACACTATTCTCTTTGGAGTCCTGTTGGTTGGGTTAATGATCAGTTTTACAATGAAAGATCATGGGATAAAATTCCTAATACGATATGGGACTCTCCGGAAGGTAAGGTACTTGAACATATATTGATGACTTGTGAAAATCAATGTTATGTGTGTAATGCCTGTGAAGATACTTTTAAAGTAGATCAAATAGATTCTCTCGTAGGACTAAATAACCCAGCGGAGTCTATAGGCGAAGCACAAACCAAATCAATAAAGGAATGGGATGAACGAAGTTATAAAGAAAAACGAGAAGAGGAGTGGGCTGAAAAAGATAGGAAAAACTTAGAGGAGTCTTTAGGTCCATATAACGAGAATATTCAACAGACCCTTCAATGGCCTAACTAAAGCATAAATACTAATATGGAAGAACAACCTGAAACACCTACACTAGATACAAGTCCCTTTAAGGTCCTTAAATTAGATAATGGTGAGGATGTGATTTGTAAAGTTTTACATGAATATAATGATGCGGTTGTTGTAGAACGTCCCATGGCCATATCTGCCACTCCACAATTCAATGAACAGTTGGGTGAAGTGGTAACTCATACTGGATTGCAACATTGGATGAATTTCACTAATGATACTACTTTTGCTATTGCTAAAACTAGAATTATAGCGGTGGGTAATTTGGCTCCGGAAGTTGGATTTTATTACAAACACATATGTGAAAAATTATCTCTGAGAGATGAAGAAGAAGATAATCCTAAAGATGAAGCTGAATTGGCAGATAGAATTAAGAAGTTAGATGAAATAATGAATGGTGTTGATAGAGAAACTGAAGAAGGTAAAAAGATTGTTCAGTTTCCTCTTGATAAGACTAAACTTCATTAAAGAGCTCTACAACAATATATATAAGATTGGGTGAGGATTGTCAAGTACTAATTATTATTTTTTTATGCTTGACAAGTAACTTTAATTAGTATATACTTATAGATGTCTTAATAACAAAAGGCATTTAATAAATGAAGAAGTATATATATTTGGCAGGACCAATTGCGGGGTGTACAAAAGAAGAAGCGACTGAATGGAGAGATGATGTCTCAAAAAGTCTACCTCATGGGATTATAGGAATATCCCCTTTGAGATGTGAACCTTTGAAAAAAGGTATGCGTTTTACTGAAGAAGGTGCGACTGAAAAGATGTGGTCAGATCCTAGAGCAATTGCTACAAAGAACTGGTTAGATACAGAATCATGTGATCTAGTCTTAGCTTATCTCCCAGCGGAGTTTAACGAAAGACGTCCATCGTATGGTACTACTATTGAAATTGGTTGGGCAATTGGTTTAAGAAAACCATTGATTGTAGTTTCTGATGATAAATATTTAATGGACCATCCATTAATAAAACATAATGCATCATGGCGGTTTGATAATCTAGAAGATGCTATTGAGGTTATTATTGGGTTGTTTGGAGATTATGTAAAATCACCTGTGTAGTAAAGGTCCTCCGAAAGGAGCTCTAATGGTAGATAAAAAAAAGAAGCCTCATTATGTAAATAATAAACAGTTTTTAGAGGCGATGGTTGAATGGAAGACAGAGGTGGCCGAGGCAGAAGAAAATGATGAACCTCGACCACAGGTAACAAATTATATTGGCGAATGTTTTTTAAAGATAGCTAATCATTTATCCTATCGTCCAAATTTTATTAATTACACATATAGAGATGAAATGATATCAGATGGTATTGAGAATTGCCTTCAATATATAGATAATTTTAATCCAGAGAAATCTAAAAATCCCTTTGCGTATTTTACACAAATCATTTATTTTGCATTTGTCCGTAGAATAACAAAGGAAAAGAAACAATCTAAAATTAAAGATCGTTTACTAAAACGGTCAAATATAGAAGATATGATTATAACCCAGGCACATGATAATCCTAATGATTATCAACGTCAATATTTGGATTATATAGATAGATATAGTTTTGGTTCAGATGATAAAGATTGAATGAAGATAGCTTTAATAACAGATTTACATTTTGGTGGTAAAAACGATAACTTATCCTTTAGTGCTTTTCAAGCACGATTTTATGAAGAAACTTTTTTTCCAATTCTAGATCAAGAAGAAGTTACTACTATTATAGATTTAGGTGATACTTTTGATCGACGTAAGTATGCAAATTTTAATACTTTGAAATTGGCTAAAGATATGTTCTTTACTCCTATACAGCATAGAGGTATTGATCTTCATGTTTTGTTGGGTAATCACGATTGTTATTTTAAATCTACTAATGATATAAACTCGATGGAATTAACTTGTGCAGAGTTTCCTATACATCTGTATAAGGATACACCAGAAGTAGTAAATTTTGACGGCTTAGATATTCTCATGACTCCTTGGATTGCACCAGATAAGCATGCTGAATGTTTGAGAATTATATCAAAGGCCAAAGCTGATTTTGTAATGGGACATCTTCCATTACAAGGTGCAGAGATGTTAGATAATGTTTATTGTGATGATGGTATAGATAGAAAATATTTTAAACGATATGAGCGTGTATTTTCTGGCCATTTTCATAAACAACAGGACGATGGCCACATAAGATACTTGGGTGCACCATACGAAATTACATGGAACGATTACAACAGTAAGAAAGGTTTCCATATTCTTGATACAGAAACAAGAGAGTTAGAATTTTATCAGAATCCTAATCGGTTATTTAAAAAGATTTATTATGATGATGGTCATTCTTGTGATGAAATGTTAAATTATGATATATCTTCTTATGAAGGGTGTTATGTTAAAGTTTTTGTTATACAGAAAACTGATTTCTATACGTTCGACCGATTTATTGATCGGTGTTATAATGATGGAAATTTTTATGAGTTAAAGATTGTAGAGGATTTTTCAGATTTAGATCCTAATTTTATTGCAGATGAATCTATGGAAGAAGTAGAAGAT